CTTCCGCAGAAAATGTACGAGACGATCTAGAGGTACGCATCTCAGAAGGTGAATATGTTTTACCCGCGGATGTCGTTAAGTGGCACGGTTTATGTCACATTATGCAGATGGAAGCCGAGGCTAAGATGGGTCTCATGGGAATGGTCGCAGATGGTCTCATCCAATACGTGGATAGTGAAGATGGTAAAATGATCTGCCCAGAATGTGATGGCGAGGGTTGTGATCATTGCGATGGCAAGGGTTATCACGATGCTGAAGAAGATCAATCCTATAGCGAAGATAGTGAGGACACCGAGGTACAGGCCGAAGGTGGTTCCGAACAAGAAGAAACAGAAGTCATTGAAACACCCGAAGGCAACGAAATCGAAATGGTTGGAGGAATGACTACTGAGGAAGAAGAATTGGAACCCGAAAATCCAGAGGAAGGTGACGAGGGATATTATCCTTCCGAAAATCGGGACTATACGATGATGCAAAAGCCAATGGTAAAGTTCATCATCTAATCATCAACTGGGCTACCCGAGGACACTTGGCCCCCAACGAGAGAAATAAAATGGCAAAATATAGAGGCGCACATTTAGACAACATCGACGCAGAAGAGAAGGCACTAAAGCAAGAGTTTTCTCAAATGCAGCAACAGCAAGTAGACGCTACACCTGTTATGGATCCAGAAGAAGAAACGTACCGCAAACGGTATGGTGATCTTCGGACTCACTCCCAGCGACTAATGTCTCAGAAAGATCAAGAGATCGAGCAGTTAAAGTATCAATTAGAAACTGCTGCTAAGGGACAGATTAAATTTCCCAAGACTGATGAAGAGATCGAGCAGTGGTCTAAAAAGTATCCAGACGTAGCTAAGATCGTAGATACGATTGCACAGAAACGTGCTAACGAAGCTATGGCAGGATTGCGTGAAGGTGAGAAGCGCTTAGAGGCACTAGAGACTAAGCTAACTCGCAAAGATGCAGAACAGCATTTAAATCGTCTACACCCCGATTTTGCTCAGATCCGACAGGATCCAAAGTTCCATGAATGGGTGGCACTACAGCCAAGAAACATTCAAGACGCTTTGTATAAGAATAATACAGATGCTTTAGCAGCAGCTCGAGCGATTGATTTGTATAAAGCCGATACGGGTAAAAAGAAACGCGCACCTAAGTCTGCTGCACAAGCAGTAGGTCGCACCTCTTCAGCTCGTCCCGGAGTAGGTGGCAACGCTCGTTTTACAGAAAGTCAGGTCCAGAAAATGTCGGATCGTGATTATGCTAAAAACGAAGAAGCCATCATGGAAGCAATGCGCAGCGGTCAGTTTATTTACGACCTGTCAGGAGCCGCTCGCTAAGTGTTGCTATTATAGTACTAACTGTGCTATAATAGAGGTAATTAGGGCCGCTTATTTAGCCTACCCCTAAAAACCAAAATTCCCCAGAAGAATATATAAATATGTCCACCAGCATGACTGAGGCCCGGGGCGCTCCGCACCCTCATGATTGCTGCCGCAGATTTATCTCTTCTGTGTCCTGACCAGCTCTCAGGAGCCGCCATTTCACATAGGAGGTATTACAATGGCATTCTCTTCAGCAGGTGGCTACGGTAACTTACCAAACGGTAATTTTTCCAGCGTCATCTATTCCAAAAAAGTACAGCTTGCATTCCGCAAGAATACAGTCGTCGGTGACATTTCTAACTCTGATTATTTCGGGGAGATTAATGCTCAAGGCGATACGGTCAGAATTATCAAAGAGCCTGAAATTTCAGTGTCGTCTTATTCGCGTGGTACTCAAATCACGCCTCAAGACCTTGATGATGAAGACTTTTCTCTAGTCGTCGATAAAAGCAACTACTATGCTTTCAAGATCGATGACATTGAGGAAGCGCACTCACACGTCAATTTTTTACAGCTTGCTACAGATCGCGCAGCGTATCGTTTGGCTGACCAGTATGACCAAGAAGTTCTAGGTTACCTATCTGGTTACAAGCAAACGAACCTACACGAACAAGCAGACACAGTTAACGACCAAGTAAATGGTACAAAAGCTGTGGCTACAGCAGGTTCAGACGAATTGCTATCAAGCATGAAGTTGAAAAAAGGTGACTTTGGCAACATCACAACTGCATCAGCTGGCGATCACTCAATCCCAGTTGCAGCTCGCTTGCCGGGTGCAACAGCACTACCAACCGCATCTATCTCACCAGCGATGATGGTTGCTCGTATGGCACGTCTACTAGACCAACAACAAGTCGATAAAGACGGGCGCTGGATCGTATGTGACCCAGTATTTATGGAAGTCCTTCGCGATGAAGACAGCCGCTTCATGAACGCCGATTACGGTGAGTCAGGCGGCCTTCGCAATGGTCTTGTTCTAAACAACTTCCATGGATTCCGTGTTTACTCATCTTCTAACCTACCATCAGTAGGTACAGGACCGGGTACAACAGGTACAGCAAACCAAAACGCTAACTTCGGTGTTATCGTTGCAGGACACAGTTCAGCAGTCGCTACTGCCGAGCAGATCAGCAAAACTGAGTCATATCGTGACCCAGACTCATTTGCAGATATCGTCCGTGGTATGCACCTATATGGTCGCAAGATCCTTCGTCCAGAAGGCATCGTAACTGCTAAATACAACTTGGCATAAGAGGGAGATTGAACAATGGCTTTGAATGGTATTCGTATGATCTCTGTAGAACTTGAAGCAACAGATCTATCGTCTGGCGCTAACACAGTTGCTACACTTCCTGCTCAGACTGTTATTTTGGCAGCTGGTGTTGAAGTCACTGAAGCACTTACAGGTGCGACAGCTTTGACATTCGACATTGGTACTGGCCTTGATGACGATGCTTTCGTTGCAGGGTATGCAATGGCAGGTAAATCAGTTGGCGCAGTAGCACCTTCTATTGCTGGTGTTGCTTACCTGACTGCAGAAGACACATTGGACCTTACAGTTGATACCCTAACAGGTACAGCAACTGCAGGTAAACTGCGTGTATGGGCAATGGTTGCAGATGTAGATGGTAAAGGCGCAGCAGAAGTTGCGCGTGACCAAGTATAACATCTCAGGGGCTGGCTTCGGCTGGCCCCTCTTTTCTTGAGGTAAGATATGCCATCCACATACATTGCACTATGTAACCAAGTACTACGGCGTCTGAATGAGGTTGAAATCTCAGATTCAGACTTCGGTAATGTACGCGGCATACAAGCCCTAGTTAAAGACTCAGTTAAGGCTGCAGTCGCTAAGATTAATCAGGCAGAGTTTGAGTGGCCTTTCAATGCTGCAGAGCATACACAAACTCTAGTCGCAGGTCAGAGCGAATACTCGTGGCCTGACTTTTATAAAGTAACAGACTGGAATTCATTTCAGCTACAGAAGAACGTAGCTCTAGACGTAGAATATACCACCTTGATCTATATGGATCGAGATGAGTGGTACGCTAAACATAGAGACCGAGATTATACTGCAGGGACCGCTGGTTTAGATAAACCTACTCACGTATTCCCGGGACATGGTAATGGCTTTGGCGTAACTCCTTCCCCAGACAAAGCTTATTCGCTTCGCTTTAGATATTACCTTAATTACTCCGACATCACAGCCTTTGATGATGTCACAAGAATTCCCAGCTCTTTTGATACTGTGATTGTAGATGGTGCTCTTTACCACCTCTACATGTTCAAGGATAACCTAGAGGCTGCACAGGCAGCTTTCATAGCTTTTGAGCGCGGTATCAAAGATCTGCAGACGTTGTACATCAATAACTATGAGTACATTCGTGACACTCGTAAGAGGTACTGATGGCAGACAAGATTGAGAGTTATAAGCTTGTTTGCGCAGGTGGATTAAACTCTAACGAAAATCACCTAGATCTATCAGACAACGAGCCCGGATCAGCTACACGTCTGGTGAATTATGAGCCCTCATTGTTTGGGGGCTATCGTCGTATTGAAGGCTTTGAACTCTACGATGATGACTATGGTGAAGTTGATGATGTTAACAACACAGGATCTGCTCAAGGCAAGGTTTTAGCCGTAGCAATCTTCCGGGATGATGTTAGCGAGCTTACTAAGATCCTCGCTGCTCGAGCAGATGCAAACTTTGTATACACCGCTACGGCTTCTCAGACTGCTTTTAGTGGTAGCGATGATAACAGCAGATCTATGGTTCTTAATAACGGATCCAATATTACTGTTACTAAGAACGGTACAAAGCTTGCTCTTACAACAGACTATACGGTATCCGGGAACACAGTAACTCTTGTTACGGCAGCGTCTGCTGATGATGAGATTGTAATCAATCCTCAGGAATACAGCTTCTATCACTACACTGCTTTGATCGGCTGGAGACCTTACACTCTAGACCACTCTGTTACTCGACCTATGGTCACAGGGGGGCGTACCGTTACTAAGCTGCGCCATGCACAGTTTAACTTCGGAGACGGTAACAAGATCTGTTTCGTGGATGGTGTTAACCCAGCGATTGTATTTGATGGCAGTCATTGGGAACAGCTTACTTCTTCAGGTGCAGGTACATCACCAGCAGATAGTGGACACAACTCAGAAACTGGTGGTGGAGATCAGTGTTTAGACGCACCAGCTCTCGTAGATGTTTTCGAGAACCATTTGTTCCTAGCAGGGGATCAGACAGAGCTTGCTACAGTAGCCCACAGTGCTCCGAATGATGTTTATGATTTCACTGTTGCTAATGGTGCTGGGCAGATCTTTGGTGGATTTGATGTAGTACAGATCAAGCCCTTCCGAGACAATCTATTCGTATTCGGAGAGAATGGTATCCGTAAGATTGTTGCTGATGTCTCGTCTGGATTTGTGATCGATCAGGTTACAGCTAACGTGGGATGCGTGGCTAGAGATAGTGTACTCGAAATCGGCGGTGACTTGATGTTCTTGGCGCCAGATGGTTTCCGACCCGTTGCTGGTACATCTAGGATTGGTGACGTTGAACTAGAGACTGTATCCAAACCTATTCAGGCTACTCTTGTTGATTTCATTAAGAACAACGACATGGATACCCTGAATGGTGTTGTTATTAGATCTAAATCTCAGGTCAGGTACTTTGTGGGCAACGATGATAAGGACGTAGGCGACAGTATTGGTATTATTGGCGGTCTGTCTCAGTCTACTGGATCTATCAAATGGGAGTTTGGTGAACTACTAGGCATTCGTGCTTCCTGTACTGCCTCTGAATACGTGAACAACGAGGAGCTGGTTCTGCACGGTGACTATGACGGTAAGGTGTATCGTCAGGAGCGCGGTGTTGACTTTAACGGCGACGATATCGTGGCAATCTACGCCACTCCTTATCTAGACTTCGGAGACACAGATATACGCAAAATGGTGCGTAAGGTTAACACCTTTATCCGAGCTGAGGGTCCACTCGAACTAAACTTGGCTCTAGCATTCGACTGGGGCGACTATAATACCGCAAGACCCTCTACATACTCTCAGGAGTCTCAGGGTGGCCCTACAGTCTACGCAGGACGCGGCATCTCATACAATGGGGCTAACACAATCTATGGTGGTTCATCCAAGCCCA